TGAGTTAGAAAACCGGTTATCTCAGTGGATGAAAGGTCTTATGCCTAAATGGATGCGGGATGCATTCGGTATTGAATACGAAGATTTTGATGCCACTAGTTTGAATCAAAAGAGAGTTCAAAAATCGTATGGGGAAATGTTAAAAGAAAAGTACAAGTATACAAATCCAGTTACTGAAGCTCCATGGACTCATCCTAGAAACAAAAAGAGGTATATAGCCCAACAACAAGCACTATTTAATGATAGCCCTGATTTGCAGCAGCAATATAAATTTGATGCAGAGCAAAAAATATTACTTGCCGCTATAGCAAAACAAACATCAATAGAAAGGGCGCAAGCTCAATATAAACCTGGCGATAATATAACCCATATACAAGTCATTAATTATGAAGCTGGTGGATATGGTAATTATCTTAGAGAAGCTTTCGCCAGGTAATAAAAAGCCCTCACTAAGAGGGCTTTCTTTTCACTTCAATTAAGTCTTAGGCTTCAGCCGCTAACTTAGCAAAGTAACTCATCGTATCATCAGCAGCAACTGGTGTTGGTGATGGGATGGGGGTAGAGCTTGCGGCGAACGAAGGCTCTTCGCGAGTAATTTGAACAGCAGATTGTTCATAAGACTCTTCCTCTTGAGCCACATCACCACGAGTAACCAATTCCTCACCTAACACACGAGTCAACTTAAGATTAAGTTCACTATATGATTTAAAGGTATCTACATCAGTGAACTCTTTAAGAGAATATTCCTGGTCATACGCACGTTCCATTACTGAATCATCTGTGTTCAACACTTCTGCTGCACCAAAAGCTGAACGATCATAGTTACGGAAACCCGCCACTTGAGAGATCTTCATCTTAAAGTTTGCACCTTTCCATAAATCGAACGGATTCATAGGTGATTCATCTTGATACTTTGGTTGCATCGCATCTGTGATCTTCTCAAAGATCTTCGCACCGTATGTATATAACATTACCTTACCTTCGTTCTCACGATTCTCAGGGTCTGATACTACATAGATGTTTGACACATAATGTAAACGACGCTTGCGACGACGAGCTGTATCTTTATCTGCTTCAATGCCAGTATTCCATAGCTTTGAATTCATCTCAGAGACAGGGTCATCCTTGTTGATTGTAGTAAGAGATTTCTCTACATACCATTGTCCTGTTGGACCTTGGAAGAAGTGATCCCAATACTTAGCCCAAGGTAAGTCATCACCTTCGACTGTTGGTAGGAAACGAATAACAGCATAGCCGTTACCTGCTTTGTCCACCGTTGGTTTCCACATACGGTCATCACCGAATGATTTCTTTTCGTTAGTGCTTGAAGCTGCACCTACCAATGAACTCATGTCACTAGCTTTAGCTTTTAAGTCTGCAAAAGACATATTTTATTCTCCATTAAGAATTAGTATAAATTTATATTTACTTTGTATCTTGTGTACATTATATCATAGTTTTGATACTTGTACACACCTTATTTGAAAATATCTAAAACAATATTTTTCATTTTATTGTCATCAACCTTAAGGAACGATTGAAACTTAGATATCTTTTTGAACAAGTCTGGCCACAATATAGTATCTGTAACCTCTTTGTTCGCTCTTGTAATAAACCCAGTCAAGCGGTTTACTATGCATAGTGTCTCGAAAGACACCACTCCCTCAAGATGAAGCTGGACTATTCTTGGATACGTATCTTCTACGCTCAAGAGTTCGTCAAACTTTACATCCGAAATCTCTTCTAACTCATTACGAAACACATAAGACATACTATCTATCTTCTTTATAAAGGCTGTGTATGTGTCTTCGTCTCTAATCATATCACTACTATACTTGTTACCAGCAACTTGATGTGCGGCAAAGTACATGGTGATATCATCACGGGTTTTAAATCGTTTACCTATCTTAGACAGCTGGAATTTATCAGGCCGTTTCCAGTAAGTCTTCTCACTCACATTTGTTTTAAAATTATACTTAAAACAATCGTAAGCTCCGTTGAAATGCAAATTAACTGCATTGTGAAATTGAAATGCCTCATATCCAGTCATCCTCATATCGGCAACATGTATGTAGGATTACCACCTACTAACAAATTAAGTTTCTTTGCTTCGAACTCAACGTGCTCTATGATCTCTTTTGAGATCAGCTTCTTGCTGTCCCTCAGGTCAATCTCATTACTCTCACACACAGTAATAATAGCATCCATATAGTTAGTGTCTTTATGGGTTCGTACGAAGGTCTCAACTAAACCTGAAAATGATTTCTTATTAATGTCTTCCATAGTATCCTCTCATAATGTAATTTATATGTACTATTATAACATAGTATGCGGTGATTGTACACACTTATCCTTTATATATTTTCAATATGTGTGTTTCAAATGCTTCTACCTTGTCAACTCTGTTAGGCCATTTAATATATTCCCGTTCAGGGTTGGACTTGAGGTTGTTAAGTAGTGGTATGATTGCGTTATATAACTTGTCTAACTTATCCTGTGTTGTTGCACTGGATGCTGTGGCTGTTACTAACTCTTGTGAGACATCTAAGTCTGATTCATCAACGAGTGTAAAGCCAAAATCGAATTCTGCCATAGGGTTAACCTAGTAATAGTTTAATGCCCAATGCCCAGTTCTCTGCTGCATCCTCAACATAGCCTAAAGCTTTGTGGGGATAATCTTCTTGTGCGAGACTGTAACCTTGAGGGTCTGAAAATGTGATTGAGTAGAAACCTTGATCTCCGTTAGTAACTCGAAAGATCTGTGCACAACTGCCATCTGGCTTGTAGTGTTCACTCAATAGTCTTCTGTTATTCATGATAAACTCCAATATAAAAATAGGGGATCCGAAGACCCCCTATAAGTTTAGAACTTTAGACTAGCCTTAAGACTAGCAACACCTGCGGTGCTACCAGTTTGAGCCCATTCTGCAGTCCAGATTCCACGTGTTAAACTAACTTCTTTGGTATTATCAGTACCCATGGTTAATTTAACAACGCCTAACCCCACAAGATCTTTAGATACAGAACCTTCACTTGCTGAAGTTCCATCCGAGTCTCTATCGTGATTAGCGCTTAGTGTTAAACCAGCGATGGTGGTCGATAACGTTGTATCGATATTAGATCCAGCAGCAACCTTATTATACACTACAACAGTTTTTAGACCGCCTAAAGTATATGATGCTGTTGTCTCTCTAGTACTTGACGTCACGTCGGTCATTGCTAGCGAAACGCCACCAATCACACCAGATACATCGGCACTAGTTGCTCCACCTGACACTTGATTTAAACCAAGTTTTAGTCCACCGGCTTGCATTGTAACACCTAGAACAATTTGATCTGGATCATCACCAGATTTGTCACCTAACGTAAACGTTAAAGGACCACTTGTTGTTGTTACATATAAGTCATCTACTGTGAAGTCTTTATCTAGAATCATCGTTACCGTTGAATTACCAGAAGTTCCTACCATAGTAGTTGTTATATCTTGAGTATACGCACCATGAGAATCCAGTGTTCCTTCGTATAAACCTGAGATATTAATATCAGCAAATGCTGAAGCCGATACTGCCATAGCCGCCGTTACGACTAATAGTTTCTTAAACATGTTTTTCCTTTTAGTTAAATAAAAAATTATATCTTTTTTAAAGTAGGTGATAATTTAACTACTCCGAGATACTTATATACTTTCTATATAGTATCTCTTCCATCTCGTAAGCCTCATTTTCATCAAGCTCGCGATTCTCGTGTAATTGCTGGACGTGGACCATTTCATGGCACATCGTTATTATAACCTCCTTAATACTTAAGTTACAATCAATCTCGATATCGTATTCATCGTCTTCAGCTGAATCAATTGTCCAACCTTTAACGCTGTCCTCTCTTAGATCTTCTACTGATATAGATACTAGGATCTCTTCAGGAATATCTAACTCCTTCTTACAGAACGACACAATGTCTTCTAACAATGCCATACGATACCTCTATTATTCACCACACATTCCAACAATTTTATTTATACAAAAGCGCCATTTGTCGCTTCATTCATTTTACTTATAAATGCTAGGTTGTCTTTGTACCGCGTAGCAACACTTTCGTTGTTAGCGTACGAATCACCATAGCCTGATAGATAATCTTCGTATTGATTTTCTGCATCGGTATTGCCTATACATGACGCAGGTAAATCCTGAGGATTCTCACACATGTTATTTGCTGTCCAACCTGCCACATAAAATCGTGACTTAGATCTTAAGTGAGAGATTTCTTCTGCACTGTTCTTAGTTAATCTGCTCATAGTTCTTCCTCAGGGCGGAATGCCTTAATAGCAATCGCGATACCACTATAGTGTCCATCAATCATTGCTGTGACATTTAGTGCTACAACACCTGCTGCCAATAACAATGCTTCAGACAGTGAGTAATCACCATGAGATGATACTGCGTATACAAGCATGAATGTGAGTGCGGCTGATGCCACTGTCATTAATCGACCTGTCGTTTTGTTGTTCATTACATTTCTCCTGTAATTATTTCATAAATTTCTTTCCACTTGGTGACACGATCACATTCATAGTTGGTGGTTTTATTCCAAGCATGGTTAATAAGAATTCCTCTTAAACCCACTAGGTTACCCATCTGAATGTTCGCTGCCTTATCTTCAATCCACCAGCATTCGGTACCTTCCCACTCTTTAAGTGCGTCGGTCTTGTCTTCACCCGTACCAAGTATAGTGAAGCCATCAAAAACATCACCGAACACATTTTTTAAATTCTCTTTACGATAATCTTGGGCAAGATGGTCGTTAGTCTGCGAAGTGATTACATGGAATAGATAGCCATGCTCTTCATACAATTTACGTACATACTTAATAGAGTCACGTAAAGGGGACAGAGTTTTCATGTATTTAGATGTGTTAAATCTGTTAACAAACTTTGATCCGACATGCTTTTCAACACCGATAGCTTTAGAGATATCGTAATAGTCGTGGATCTTTTCATAACCCTCAGTAGCCTTTAGCCACTTGAAGAAATGGTATTCCCAATCTAATAGAACACCATCGCAATCCGTTAAGATTACTTTTTCATTAAGCTGTCGCATACACACTCCTTCGAGCTGCTGCTTCGTCGTACTTGTCCATGTTGTCCCATGCTTCTTGAGTAAACTCAGCGTAGGTACAACCAAAACCTTTTTCTAAATCAGGAAGTTTCATTGTGTCCGGATCTAAGAAAGGGTGGAACCCTGTGGCATCAAGCCATAGTTGTACAGAACGAAGACGAATGCCGTCTAGTTGATCAGTGGTCTTACGCTTGCTTGCTTTCATCCAACTCATAATAATAATCCCCATATAAAAATATTCAAAATAACTAATGCAATCACGACGTAGTCCATCGTGCTCATGAATCGTCACCAGTTACAAGCTCAGACAAAGTAGGAGTGCTAACAAAGTAGCCACCACTCGGTTTTGCCATAGCATCAGCTGCAGACTCAGGAGCCAGTACAGTGATCTTACCGCCATTGTCTAAGAAGTCTTGAACTTCTTTAGAGTTAGGCTTAGACGTAAATTCAAACTCTTTACCAAACTCGCTCATTACACTGCCTCCATACGAGAGAACGGAACGGTCCAATTAGCATTGTCTTTTTCAACAAAGCAAACTGCCTTGGTACGATTAATCTTGGTGACCACACCAAGCAACTTGCCGAACTTAACTTTTTGTCCAACAGTGAAACCTGTTTTAGCTTTCATGTTTAACATAGAGCGACAGTCTTTAAAGTGCTCCACTAGTTCAGATAGTTGGGCTTGATCTAGATCAAACATTAGAGTCTTAACTTGATTCATTGATTTAACGTTTTTCATATTGTTTCCTTATTCATTAGTATATAGGTATTATATCATAGCTGGCCCATAGAGTACACAACTATATTCACTTTTCTTATATCAGTTTGTTATATGCTTATTCAATTTGATATAGGTATATTATATCATGAATCGCGAGGCAAGTGTGACTATTTAACACAGAAATAGTGTGTCTATTATAAGACACCTTATAGGGGTTGCTGTGGCTATATATGTGGCTAATGATCCTTATAAGGACTCTTAGTAATCAGCGATAGCTTCAACAAGCTGCTTGTCCCAATTGTCACGGTGCTCTATAAACACCTGAGCTGGAGCATCATCCACTGAGATAATTGTTACTAGTTGAGTGATAGGTTGTCCAGTACGTTCCTCCCATGCAATAGCATAAAAGCATTCTTGCATAAAGTACTGGTGGATCCAACTCTTCTTCTTTGTCTTCTTAGAAGTCTTATAGTCAATGATACTTAACACACCATCGAACTCAGCCACACAGTCAACACGTCCAGCCACACCTAAGTGATCTGAATACAATGGTAACTCTTGACCATACACAACACCAATTCGTGTGTCTAGTATCTCTTTGATCCTATTGAAGTCATGCAGGATGTTAGGCATTGCACCTTTAGCATAGTGTGGATCATTATTAACATACTTTTCACACATCTCATGAACCGCTGTGCCACGACCTGCAGCCTTTCTAGAGATCTTATTTGCTTCCTCATGTCCAACACGGTCACGCCATGCCATGATAGCGGCCTTGCTTAACTTGCCAAGGACTGTTGTAATGGAAGGATAGCTGCCTTTAGGGGTGGCATACTTCCTACCACTCTCTTCAGTTACAGCAACAAGATCTTTATAACCTAGATCAATCGGTTCATGTATAAACATTATATAATTCCCTATGGATTCATTAGGCTTTTTCTACCAGCCGCTTTATGAATCTGTTTCATTCTATCTTTAAAACCATCGCTTGTTTTTGAATGAACATCACCAAACTCTGATATGATTTTCGTAGCAGTTAGTACCTGTTGGCAATCATGCTCTTTGTAGTACTCATCAAGTTTCTTATAGGACATAACTCCATCCCACTCTTCACCAGTCTTATTACTTTTAAATGTATATAACGGCATTACTCTTCTCCTCTAAGCTTTGGTATTAACATTGTTTCCTTTCTTATCAGTCTTACCATCTTTCTTAACCATAGTGAACCACCAATCCCTTAACCACTCCGCTTTGATAGGATGGTGTTCAGGGTTAGGCAGTTCTTTCTTAAAGTATTTCATAAACTCTTTAAGTTCTTTGTCATCTTTAAAGTTAAACTGTGTCAAAATTCATCCGCACAATCAATAAGCATTTTCATTCTATGCTCTATTAGGTATGGAAGAATGTTAGCACGAGGAGGATATACGTAATCCTCATAGTCATTGATCGCTTGATGTGTTATATGTTCAGGGATTCTATCCAAGTCAATCATCTCACGGTTACGCATGTAATTCCTAAACACTTCCGTAGGCATAACCTCTTTAAGATTAGCTCTATTCTCCCACCACTCTGCCAACTTCTTTTTGGTCATAGGGGTTTGCCTAACATGGTTAACAAGACAATCATCAGGAGACAATACGTTAGGAACACCATCACTTGAATCACCCTTAAGGATATGTTCAAAGATGTACTTAACAGGGTTATCATCCTTAATCGCTTTATTAAACATAGGGGACCACTGAATAACGTGACCATACTTTTGTAGTTGAATAAAGTCTTTGTCAGCTGAAACAATAACAACATCTTCACCAAGAAGAGGCATAGACTTCTCGATAGTTAATGCACCAATGATATCGTCAGCCTCAGCCTTATCAATCTTGATAACTGCATAAGGGAAGTTAGCACGAATATCATCTAAGGTAGATTCAATTAGATTGAAGATCATTGTCCAATCATGTTTGTCCTTAGCACGAGTTGTCTTACGGTTAGCCTTGTACTCAGGATACACATCCTTACGCCAAGAGTAACTGTCACAAGCTATTACTAACTTGTCATATTTTGTTGCAGGGTATTTTTTCCTGTACATACGAAGGTTGTTTAGGATAACATGTTTGACCAAATTCTCACTTAACTCTTCACCATTGCTTAACTGTCCCATGATGGAACTAATTGCTAAGCCATTAAAATCTACTAAAACCATTATATATCCTTTATTTTATACATAGTATATTATATCATAGTTTGTTTGGTTTGTACATACTTTTCAGATAAGTTTTTTACAGAACCTATACCAATCTTTATAGCAATGATACCATTATAGTTCTCAGGGTTCAATAAAACCTCCTCATCGAACTGTATCTTAGCTTCCATATAGTTGGTATCACCACGTGTTAGGCACAGACATATGATCTCACGCTTGAACTTATCTTCACCTAACTCTTCTATGTCTGCCGTGAGGCGATTTGAAGAGCCCCAGTAGTCTTTCCAGTCAGTCTCTTTAATAACCTTACGTTTTCTTTTGAACCCCATTAAAGGTTTAAGCTTGCGTACAGTCTTAAAGTACTTACGGCCTATGTAGTCGTGACCATTTGATAGATTGGTAATGCGATAAATAAAACCGTAAAAATCCCCAATATCATCAGTAGTGAATTCTCTTCCATTATACGTCCAGGGATTCATTCATCATCCGCCTCATATCCGCCACGCTCTGCTAAATCAATATCACTGCCACAAAATGGGCAGTACGGGGTTTCAACTCCTAACACTTCGGCATCAACTTCGAGGCCGTCATCTTCATTAATGAAGACGTCATAATCATTACTATTGCATTCAACACATATCATAAACTTAGCTCTCCTAGTGCCCAGTGTGTGACCATATCATCATAGCCACCTATGTATTTATCCCCTTGGTAGATCTGTGGGAACGACCTTGTTCCTGGTGGTACTGCTTCAAAGAACTGTTCAGGGGTCCAGTCTGGTCCCTCAACGTTACGTTCTTCATACTCATATCCTTTCTCATCCAACAACGCCTTTGCTCTTGTACAATAGGCACAGTTGTTCTTACTCCAAACTGTAAACTTTTTCATAAACTCATCCCTGCAAATGTTGTTTCAGTAACATCTTGCTTAGTGCCACCAACGACATAAGATGTTATCTCGGTTTCTTGTGGAGCTACTTGAACCGCCCCGCCACTAATCCATTTCTCTGTCCATGGTAGTGGGTTGTGTTGATGTGTAGTGAATGGCACGGTGTAGTTCAAAGACTTAATTCTCTTCGCTCCAATCCAACGCACATATTCTTTTAGAAGTTCAGCATTCAATCCAATCATTGAACCATTACCGAATAGATAGTCACACCATTCTTCTTCTTGTTGCAATGCTTCTTCAAACAAATCCTGAACTTCGTCGTTTGTTTCTTCTTTGATCTTAACGAAATCCTTATCCTCTTTGATTAGGGTTCGTATAATGTTTAGGCTTGCTGCAAGGTGAGTGTTCTCATCTCTAGCTATCAGCTTAATGATCTTAGCGTTGCCCTCCATCTGCTTTAACTCAGCGAATGCCCACGAGCATGCAAAGCTTACGTAGAACCTAATACCTTCAAGGATGTAAATACTTACAAGACAAAGATAGAGTAGCTTCTTGTGCTCGTAATCGCCATAGGATCCTTTGTAATTGATTAGGTTGTCGTAGTGTTCTGATATGGCGGTGCCACATTCGCTGATTTCAGGTATTGAGGTGATCTCATCAAAGATCTTAGAAGGGTTCGCGTATACGTTGCGTATTACGTGGGTATATGACCGTGAGTGGATGGTTTCGAAGAAAGCCCATGTCTCAATCAATAATTCTAATTCAGGATTGGATGCAAGAGGCAACAATGCTAAGTCAGGACTTCTGCCCTGCACTGAGTCTAATAAGATTTGTCTCTTAAGATTACTTGTAAAGATATGCTGTTCGTTTGACGTGAGCTTATTAAAGTCAAGCTTGTCCTTTGTAACATCGATCTCATCAGGGGTCCAATAGAACGATAACATCTTCTCATATAGTTTCTGCAAGGGTGGATATTTAACCATATCATACCGTGCAATGTCAACACCCTCATCGAAGAATAAATCTTTCTCCATGTGGCCTTTGGTGTTAATTTTAAATACTGATTTTTTCATACGGTATACCAAGTTGGTACGACTGTTTTCCATGCTGCTATATGCTGCTTATACTTCATATAGTAATTTCTATAGGCAGTAATGCTATCGATATCTTTGACATCTTCTGGCATGGCTTGGGTCGGTTGTGTAAACGGCTTATCACCACAATTACGTGGTGGGTTCTTTAATACTTCTTTGAGTTTTACATACGACATATGATCTTTACCATAGCGTATAACAAATTCATTATGTAAGTGGCACCACATCTCATAGAGGAATGCGTAATTATTTATACTTTCTCGAAGCCATACATTAGACGGATGATTAACATGTGAAGCTTTATATAAATTATCTTCTTCATGTCTCCATCGTTTAATCTTACTGCCTATTTTGTTTCTATCCATGTATGGATCACCGTCAAGAACACGGTGTGCTGTAGACATGAGCTGTGCGTATTCCACAAGCATCTTGCTACAATGTTTATCGAGGTGCATTTCTGCGCTGGTTTTTGGATTGCTATCTAGATAAAATATATTCATAGTGTATATTATAACATAGTTTGTCTCAATTATACATAACTATACTGTAAATGATTCTCCACAGCCACATCTTGCTTTTTCTTTCGGGTTATAAAATTCAAATCCTTCATTTAGTCCTTGTGTTACATAGTCTATCTCACAACCATCAACATACGCTATTGATTTAGGATCAACAACAATGCTCACTCCCCTTTGAGAGTAATCTAAATCTTCAGGTTGGATTGTATCTGCAAATTCTAAATGATATGCAAGGCCGGAACAGCCGGTGGTCCGCACTAATACTCTTAGCTTGCGACCTGCCACTAATACCGTTAATTTTTCTACTGCTTTTTCTGTAAGTGTAATCATAGTATTATATATCTGTTTAATAATGTCCGGGGTATTGGGTTATAAGGAACCCCGGAGAAACCTCAACTAACTGTCTAAGCAGCTAGTGCATAATCGCTATAATTGTCGATTAAATTTTTTCATGTTATAGTCTTTGTTGACTAACGAGTCTTGGGCGGTTCTTCTACCAATCGAAACCTTGTCTCCCCCATCAAAAGCACACCCCGCGGAGTCTTCTGAGTCAAATATCTGCAAACTGTTACTTCGCCTTACAGATGTGCTTTTGGTGGAGGAGGGGGGAATCGAACCCCCGTCTTGACAGCCCCTACCTAGACCTTTACGTCGTTGTATACTAACTTCAATCTAATGAATGTTACGCATCACTTGAAAGTAATTTCCATAATACTGCTACAGAAATTAATCCTACCAAACCAGCATCACCGAGTTGTTGAATAATACCGATAACTGTACCGATGATATCGCCACCTAAGAAAGGCACCGCTCCACCAAATACCACCTGCATTATAATCGCTAAGCTAATAAGCGACCAGCCTACTACGATAGCTCCGTTAACGCCGTTTGTAATTTTATCTAACATATATTCTCCTACATTTATTTAAAAATAGTTTAGCCTCAGTTCGGAGGTACATCATCCTCAAGCTCTTCATTTATTTTATCATTATACTTGAGGAAAACTGGTAAAAAGAAAGTACCTAACGTTACTAAACCTAGCATCGTTAACATAAACCCAATCACTGCGCCTTCTAAGAATTCTATCATTTATTTATATCCTATTGGTTTCTGAACTAAGGTACTATTATAACATGAGTTGCATGAATTGTACACTCTTTTTTGAAAATAGTTTTAAAGAACACAAGACTCACAATAGTCATCGTATTCTTTATCACTCTTAAAGTCAGATCGATCTTGATCTAAGGTGGATTCATCTTCACTAGCCAAGTCATTGGTGTTGAAGTAGTAAAGTTGCTTGCCACCATATTTGTAGAAGGTTATAAGGTCCTTCATCATCTCTGACATAGGAACTTTGTTATCTTCGTACTGGGCAGGGTTATAACTTGTGTTAACAGATATCCCTTGGTCAACATACTTCTGTAGAACAGCCATGATCTTCAAGTAACCATCCGGTCCTTTCTGATCCCATAGTAAATCGTACTTGTTTTTAAGGCTGTGAATCTGTGGAACAACCTGTGCCATGACTCCATCCTTAGATTGCTTGTAAGATACTAGGGCACGCGGTGGTTCTATGCCATTTGTTGAATTACTGATCTGTGCAGACGTTTCTGCGGGCATAATGGCCATTAATGTCGAATTTCT